TGCCAAAGTTTTGGATCTGAGAAAACAGTAGCCATCTTTAACTCTAAGCAGCTCCTTTCGTTAACTCTCTTATCCTTGATTCAACGATCGCACGAAGACTAGAGCGTGGATCTAATGCCCATTCCCTTAATTTTTCCAGGTCAGTTTCTTGTTGAATTACGGGTCGAGCATCATCAACTGTTAATTCAGAGACTTCGGTGATTTTCTTAGCTGGAGGAAAGAGCTTACGTATATCCGCCAACTGTCTGCTCAATGCATCAGCTCTATTTCCAATTAACTCTTGTAGTTCAGGCGTGGTAGCCTTTTGAGCTAATTCTGTCAGCTTATCTGCATCGGTACAATTATCAACTATATGTTTGATGGTTGTGAACGGAGTGGCTTCCAATGCCCCCTTTGGTAATGGAATGTTTTGCTCAACAAGCGCTTTGGCTTCGATTAGAATTGCTATGGTATTGTCCTTTTTGAGCGTTTCCCACTGCTCTGCCGAGATGTCAGTAACCTGTCCTGGAATAAACTCAACATTTCCTCCTTTGTATGTCTGGAAAATTCGCCTCCCAGCACGAGGGCGAGGTGGTTCACGCTCTGGAAAGTATTGCATACGCTTGACAATTGGTGAAGACATGGTGTGGGTTATTTCTCCTAAATGTTAGTGAGTTTGAACGAACGTATATTTCCCATTCCCTCCCTCCTTCCTCATATCTCCGCGTCTCCGCGTCCCCGCGTCCCCGCGTCTTCTTCCTAAGCCGCGAACTTGTCGTAATCTATATACAAAGCTCTGAAGGGTTCTCGAAACTGCACCTCTGTAGTGGCACAATAGGCAGTCATCGAATAACCTAAATCTGAATCTTGGCGAACTGGGGTTCTGTCCATCGCAAAGAACTGCCGCATGATGCCAGGTCTAGTAACTTCACCCTCTTCCGGTATGCGATCCTCGTAAACCATAAAGCGATCGCGGTTTGCCCCTGGTGTGTGAACACCAAACTGCTCTAGTAAATCGCTGGTGAGTTCATTAACTGGTTCAATTTCCCTGACATACATCCCTCTACCAGCTCTGGTTAATCGCTCCAGGGGTGTGCCTTCTGAATCAGGGAATTTTCGGCACAATGAGTCATAGAGGTCAATCGTACAAAGCATCTTAGTCGCCATTGCTGTTAGCAGTGAGCGTTTGTGAAACTCTTTGAGCAAACCCCGTATCCTATCAAATAAATCAAGGGCTGGTTCCTCATGAAGGTTCGTACCAGCGGGAATATCAAGCGTGTCTACCCTCTGTCCGGAAAATAAACCATCCATACCCTCCGCTCGATTTCCGAACACGACCAGCTCATGCTCCTTCTCGGAGATTTTATCACTCAAGCCATCCATCAGCATTTGGACGGTATTCCGTTCTGGTAGCAACCCATTGAGATTAGCTACTTCTTCAGCTGCGATATCTGCAATCGCATCCCACTTCGCTCCCATAACAATTACACGAGCATTATATTGGTCTGCGGTAGTGGCTAATTGAAGTAAAGGGATGTCTGTTGCTTTACCTGTATGAATCGTAGCCTTACCCGCATAATCAATGCGCGGGATAATCACTCGCTTTTCACCCAGCCGTAAATCCCCGACATTATAGAGATGGTCACCATTAGCTGCCCAACGCTCAGGATAGACAGTTTTCATCCACTGCCGCTCGTAGCGGGTGACTTCTGCATTAAGAAACTTGGCACTCCCGGCAAAATCAGCCATCAGAAACCTCCCAGATTCAAAACTGCAATCCCAGCTCCGGTTGTTCCGGTGACAAACCGACCATTTGGCACAGCGTCATGGTTCCCGCTGGGGGCGTTTGAGAAACGTCCCAGCACATCAAGGGGGTCGGCTTCGGCAGTGTGCCTGAAAGTAGCCATATCCCCAATGTTTACCGCTGTCTCAACCCAAACGTGAATATCACCCCAAGTCAGGATATCCACCGGAGTCCCAACTGGGAAGCCAATGTTTTCGCCAGCCAGATACGAAGCCTCATCAATTCCCCAGGAATCGTTAATTACAGTGATTCCTCGGAACTGCTGCCCAGCAGCACTAGGCAGAACAAGCTTCCTGGGGTCATCACCTGTCACTACTGCTCGTCCGAATGGCAGGTTTATGTTCATCCCATTGAGCAGTTCCTGCAAAGTTCCCCTAATGACGTTGTAGGTAGCGCTGGCTATCTGCCCTTCCAGCCCAATCGGAGAGCTGTAACTAACAGTTGTTTGTGGCATTTCCCCTCCTAGTTGTGATGCCTTTTGTAATTACGATTACGACGATTTTCAATGCGTCTACGTCGCTCCTCTCTAGGGTCTTCATGGTTCATGTCCCCACGCTCAGAGTCCCCATCGACCTGGTAGTAAAGACCATCTAATGGTTGTCTGGATTCATCTTGACGATGGCGAGAACCACGCATTTGAAGATAGGTGTCCCAAGCACCATCGACAAAAGATGCATCCCGTCCATCAAGCTTGATTGATGTCAGCTTTCCTAGGCAGAAAGCTTTAGCTTGGGTAGAGCTTAGGCTGTAATCTGGTTGAAAGTTAGGGTTGTCTTGCTTCAGCTCCGGAACTGCCACACTCCACACATCGAGCCGCTGCTGTATTTGAGTTGCGATCGCATTTTCATCCATGCGATTAGAGTCGGCTTTTTCCAGCTGGGATTTAGTTACTTCCAGCTCCCCTTCTAGGCGTGAGTAATCAGACTTAGATTGCTCTAATTCCCCCTCTACCTTCTCCAAGTCTGATTGGAGAGAGTCAGCGCGGGACTGAAGTGCCCCGATCGCACTAATCAATCCTTCATCAGTAACTTCAAAAGCACGATCAGTGTTGTCCAGCCGTAAAACTATAGTCGCCACTTTGGTCGCTCCTCCTGTATCTTTGCTGTCAGTTTTGTTTGAGGAAGTCTTGGAGTTATCTTCTGAGTCAATCCTTCGGTTCCCCAGGTCAAAGTAGAGCGGTTGTGCAATCGCTAACCCGTCTGTCCATTCTTTTTGGTCAAATCTAAGTCCGACACTCTCTCCAGCCCTTCCGCTCCCTGGTTCTAAGGGTGCGGCAACATGGTCATACTCACCACGGAACTGCTCCCAAATTCCATCTTCCCTTTGGGTTAATTTTTTGAGTCCATATCCAGAGCTGGCTTCGGGGAGTTTTCCCGTTGCCAGAATCTGCTCAATTACAGCTACTCCCCGATAGTCATCGATAATGGCTTCTGTTATGAGCTTGCCATCCTCTCTAGCAACTCGATTGAGCAGAGTACCCACCCTTAGTCCCTCCCTGTTCAGATTGAACTTTCTTTTTTTGGGGTGGGTTAGAACCATTGGTAAACCAGCGATTGTGCGAACCGAATCGTCATTAAACAAACCCGCATCGGTAACCACCTCTGTCCGTTCAATCAATTTGCCGTTCTCATCCAGACTGTAATACTTGAGCGGTTTACCCACTTGACCTAAAACTACATGAGTCCAGTACCGTCCATCCGACAGCTTTTCCCACGGTAGAGGGTCAAATTTATCCAGTCTGAATAATTGCGGCTCAGCCATCTTTCCTTCGTATGAGGAATCAATTTACTGTGCCTATTAGACTAGCAGTAACATTTAATAAAATGTCCATATAATCGCAGTTTCCACGACTCATTCCGCATATCCGCGATGGAGTCGCATATTCTGCGATTTAATCGCAGAATATGCGCGTTTGAAGATGATGAAAAATGATATTGGCGTACTTGGGCAAGTCTTAACGCAGCAAGTCTTGGCACAAATTGAACAAGACTTGACAGAAGTGGAGGCGAATAATCCTTACAAGCGGCAAGCTAAGATCATCCGCTTTCTCAGAGAAATGAAAAGACTTGATCAAAAGCAGCTCGGTAAACTGCTGGGGGTCGATCACAGCACTATTAGCCGTTATGAGCGATTAGGGTGTAACGACTTTAAGGTGATGTGTCGGTTGGCTAGGATATTTGGTATTTCGCTCGATGTGTTTAGTGTCTAGGTTGACCTGCCTCAACTAACAGAAATAATAACTGTTACAAGAAAAAAGCAGAGACGAGGATAAGTCATGTTGAAATTTCATGAAATCAAGCAATTTTTCGTTAATTATAAACCAATTATTCAAGAAAAATATCAAATTACCGAGTTGGGTATTTTTGGCTCTTATGTCAGAGGAGAACAAACGGAAAAAAGTGATTTAGATGTTTTGATAGATTATTCTGATGTTCCTTCTTTATTAGACATTGTAGATTTAGAGTTTTATCTGAGTGACCGTTTAGGAATTCAAGTCGATGTAGTGACGAAAAAAGGGTTAAAGCCAACAGTTAAAGAGAATATTTTGGCTGAGGTTATTTATGTATGATTTCCCGAAATACTGTCACTTTTTACTAGATTGTTTACTAACTTTGTCTAACTGAAAGTGTTGGCAGAGCAATGGCACAACATTATCAAACCACCGCAGCTGCGCTCCGCTCCAGGCATTGGTTTTACTGGTTGCTAACATAGCTCTGCCGTATTTCTTACCCAATGGGGTGAGCTTTCGCTCCCTTGACCCTGGTTTAGCCCATTCCTGAATACCCAATTCATGCAGAGCAGAGTTAATTTGAGCAGCGGTAATTTTGCGCTCCAGCTTAGACGATACAATCTCTGCTACTTGGGAAGCAATCATGCCACTAGCATCATTAGCATCATTAGTGGCGATGAGTTTTTGAGCTTCCGTCGCTGCGTCTGCTAGAGCCGGGAACTTGTCGGCAAGAATATTGAGTTTCCAGCTGGCGATCGCTTTTTGGTCAAGTCCTGCTTCTTCTAACCACTTAGTGATGAGACTCAAGCCTTCATCCAATAGTCGCAGTTCATCGGAGTTGGGTAGCTTATCCCCTGTTGGCAGACTAGCGATCGCAGTTTCAATATCTTTGGGGTAGGGCGGGTTTGATTGTTCAGTAACAGATGCTAATTCTATATTTAGTTTATCGATGGGGGTGACTTTGGTGGCTTCCATTATGACAGAAGCTATGGCATTTCCTGATTGAGCTTGATGCTGCCAGTAAGCATATGCTGCTTCCATTGATGAGAGAGCTACAGGTCTTGGTTTGTCTGGCACGATGGCTCTAACCGTAGGTGGCAGTTCCTGCTCATGGCTCTTGCAAAACTTTTGAGCAGAGCCTTTGCTTTTACCCACTACTTCACCAATTTGCCTGTGAGTAAATAACAGAGGAAGGGTTTTATCTGAGGCAAGTTGATAAGCTTCTATTTCTATGTCTGCGAGTTGGAAGCGAACCAAATTAGCTTGAGCTACCATATCCAGCCGTTTAATGAATTACCTCTAATTCTATTTAACGGGATTTAGGCAACGCCGAGTAGAAAGTGATTCTGGGAAAAGTTGAAAAAAAGGTGGATCGGTATCAAAAGTGGATCGGGGCTATAATTTAGTCACAGCAAGAATTGTAGCCACATATAACCTTATGATCCACCTCCTAAATTTATCTAATGAGGGGGTCTGGGGCAGCTATAAGACCCGCGCTATATTCGTAAGAATTAGCGCCGGGATACACTGGACTCCCCCAGGTTAATTTTAGGGGACTCAATGTCCCATTAATTAACATTTAGTGTTGCGCTACGAGCCAGTAAACCTAGTATAATAAACTCAATGCTGGCATTTAACTACCGCTACCGAATCTATCCAGATGCCCCTCAAGAGCAACAACTCATTGAGTGGATGGACATCTCTCGAGGCGCTTACAACTACGCACTTCGAGAGATAAAAGATTGGTGCGATAGCCGCAAGTGTTTGATAGATAGATGTTCTCTCGACAAAGAGTACATCATCCCAGCAGATACTAAGTTCCCCAACGAAATCTATCAGCTTAACAACCTGCCCAAAGCTAAGAAACAATTCCTAAGATTGAAAGAAGTTCCTTCTCAAGTTCTTCAGCAGGCGATTAAACAGTTGCATAAAGGTTGGGATTATTTCACTAAGCGGGGATTTGGCTTTCCACGCTTCAAAAAATACGGGCAATTCAAGTCGTTGCTGTTTCCTCAGTTCAAGGGAAATCCCGTAACCGACTTGCACATCAAACTGCCCAAAATCGGAGCAATCCCGATTAACTTGCATCGCCCAATCCCCAGTGGATTTGTGGTCAAACAAGTACGAATCATCAGGAAAGCCGACCGATGGTACGCATCTATACTCATTCAGTGTGATGTCAATATTCCTGACCCTGCGCCCCACGGTCATCCGATTGGTGTGGACATTGGTTTGTCCAAGTTTTTGGCAACATCTGAGGGTGTTCTCGTCAAACCGCCGAATTTTTTTCAAACCTGCATTCGCAAGCTGAAATTGCTGCAACGCAGATTGTCCAGGAAAAAGAAGCGGTCTAAAAACTACGAGAAAGCCCGACTCCAAATTGCCCGACTTCACCACAAAATTGATAACACCAGAAAGAACTTCCATTACAAACAAGCCCACGCCCTTTGTGATGCGGGTGACATGGTTTTCATGGAAAACCTGGACTATCGCGTCAGTGCCAAAGGATTCTTGGGGAAACAGATGCTTGATGCAGGTTTTGGTCAGTTCCGAACCATCGTCGAGTATATTTGCTGGAAACGTGGAAAGTTCTTTGCTCAAGTGGATGCTAGGGGGACTTCTCAAACCTGTCCCTCCTGTGGGGGTGAGGTCAAAAAAGACTTGAGTGTTAGAGTTCATAAGTGTCCTCACTGTAACTATCAAACAGATCGTGACGTAGCTAGCGCGATGGTCATAAGAAATCGAGGTCTAGAACTCATCAGTACCCCTGGACTAGGGGGAAAAGAAACTGCCTGTGCAGTCGGTCTGCCGGGGGCGGGAGAAATCTCGTCTAGGTCAGAGGCGAAATCCCGCAAGGAAATAACCAGGAAATCTTCCAAGTGATTGGAGGAAGCCCGCGCTATATTCGTAGAATTAGCGCCGGGAGGATGTCACCCGGACGAATTATTTGCCGCGCCGAAAACAGGAGAAGTAGATGCACCCTGATAAACTAACTGCCTTCAGCGCCATCATATGCGCTGGGGTTTTTTATTGAGGGTGTGCAGAGATCTAAATTCCACCGTGCATTTACACTGTGATCTACACTCGCACTGTTGAGTTGGTAAAATCAGCTGCTCAATCGATACCCACCCCAGCGCTGCATATCTCAAGCACTGCTCACAATGCTGATGCGTTTTCCCCAAAACCCGACGTGCCTCTGTATTATCCTGCGCTTTCGCCACATCAGTCTTTACACTCCAGAAGCTAACCTTAGCAGCATCCCCATACATTCTGAGACGGTTAGCCAGCTGTGCTTCTGAGATACCCTCACCAATATCCGCTGCCAGATGCTTCAATCCAAACCTATCCCCGGTCAATGAGTCAATTCCTGTATGATATTGACGCTTCAGCTGTCTAGCCACAATCAAGAACCGAGCTGGAGTCATCACCTCCACCCCACCCGCTCCCAGAATTGCTTCAGCCAGATGAATCTGCTTGATATTGGATGCTGCAAGTCGTTGGAACTGCTCAAGAGAGAGCTGTCCACTGTGATACTGATGTGCTAACTTGATTAGGTCAGCTTGGCTGCGATCGCGATACTTTTCTGTCAGTGCTAGGATTGCCTGCTTCGGTGCAAAGCGGTTAGTGTCCTTATACTTATAGCGATTGGTTTTGCGATCATAATAGTAGTCAGGATGGTCTAACGTCAGTCTGGTTAAAGCTTGCATCATTTTTGAATTAGTTCTATCCAGCTATCCTTACGATTGCGATATCGGGCTGGTTCCCCTAGTCCCCGTTCAGCTGCGATCGCTTTCAATTCCACCAGCGTCTTACCTTGCAAATCTTCGCGAGTCTCAACATCCAGAATCCCCTCTGCCACACTCACGAAATCGGCAGCAGAAATTTGACTGAGTTCCTCCCATTCTTCATCGCTCAGTATGACATCAGTAGCATCGATGCGATAACCTCTTAGCTCATCCAGACTCATCTCACGAATACCTCCAAAAAACTCAGGTGGCATAGCCTTGATGAAAATCTGGATAGCTTCATCCTGTGAGTCCACCCCAATCACCATCTTCTCTTCATCGAATTCACCATTAATCTGTTGTGCGATCGCATAAACCTTGGGTGAGTCGAGTTTAGTTCCAACATACACATCCAGTGCCATCCCATCAGCACCCTTAGTCTTTTGTAAATGACCGTATGCCGCTGTTAGAAGCTTGCCATGTCTGTATTGGAAAGGTAGATACTGAAGTCCAACCTTAAATCCCTGCCAGTCTATGATGCGCTGTACGGTCGTGGCGTCATCAAGTCGCATTTCATCACTGCGCCGCTGTCCCTTCCCATTACGAGTGACATCAACTTCTTCATCTGAATCCTCATCAGATGCTGGCGCTTTTGTATCACGAGTATCTCTAGGTTCGAGAACCAGATTGTGGTCAAATTCTGCTTTCTCATACTGGCGACGAGCTTCTTGGGCGCTGTAAATACCCAGTGAGATATTTTTGCTGTCGCGCTCAGCCACCATCTTTTGTAACTCAACCTGTTCGAGTGGTGAGAGATTCACCGCTAAGGGCAGCTCAACTTCCCAGCTTGAGGGGAGATAACCGCCAGTTGGGGAGTCTTTTGCCAGCATCGCGTACTTACAGAGTCGCTCCAGTGGCTCCCTAATATTTTCATCAGCCCAATCATTAACTTGTGATGCCCACTCAAACTTAAGGATTGTCGCGGCTTGAACACCCGTAGAGATACCAGTTGAACCAATCTGGTTGTAGAGTTTAAACTTAGGAATACCAGTAGATGCAGCCCACGCATCCTCCAGCCGATCCATAATCTTATCAGCCCCCTGATAGCGACGTTGGATGCTTCCAGGCAGTTCATCCTCCATGTCATACATCATTCCCCTGACCACGGAGCGTCCACGGTCTAGCATTAAAGCACGTCGGTACATGCGCTCCATTACCACCCGTTGTTTGGTTAACTCATCAGCATCATCATCCAGACCCAGTGCCTTCAGTTCCTTAGAGCTAATATTCCCCTTAAGCATTTCACTCATTCCTTTGATGCCCAAGGTGAACTGGTCATAGTCTTGCAGCATTGCTGAACTGGCGGCTAATCCCTGCTCCCATGATGCCCAGGCGCTGAACATCGCTTGAATGATTGAATCGTTGTAACCACCGTTTTGTGTGATAACATCATCATCTAAGAGACGGTCGCCACTGAAACGAAGGACGCGATCGCGATGCCACTTACTTCCCCAAGTTGAGCCTCCATTTTCATCTTCACTAACCTCATTTTTAATAGTATTGAGGCGATAATGTTCTGGGTCGGTGGCATTTCCACGCCAGCGCCCATAATAATCGGGATACAGTTGATTGCGCCTTACTACTTTCACCCAGCGGATTGATTCAATTCTTCCTTCATCCACTGGTTCATCCGGCGCTCTCCCATCTGCGATCGCTAACAAAATAAATGCATCACCATACTGCCTTCCCAAAGAAGCTGCTCTCCTGAAGCATTCGCGATAGTTCCCTTTGACTTCTCTGAGATATTGTTGAACGTCCTGCGGGTCTACCCCCACATCCTCACCAAATTTGAGTTTATACCAAGCTTTGATGGCATCATTTGGGAAAAGCTCAATGACACGTCGTATGAGGCGAGATTTTCTTGGTAAACTCTGAAGTTCCTGGTAATTCAGCTCCCTGACATCTGTATTAATCTGGGCATATTGGGACTTATCCCGCGCCGTCCCTACCCCAGTCATATTATTCGCCAGAGCTGCGAAGATTATTGCTAACGCCTCAGAGTCGTTCCTATAGTCTCCACCAAAAAATTCCACCATCTCAAATCACCATTGCACTAATACCGAACAAAGCACTCTGTGTGGTTTCTTCCTTATCACAACCGCAGATTAGCTCATCCTTAATAGTCTTTGGGTTCCAGCACTCATCAAACTTCAATCCACAATCCATCGCCTGCTGCTGTCTGAGTAACCACTCAATCGCCTTAAGTGGATCTACAAACTTTGCCCCGTCACCTTCTATTAATCCCTGCCTAGGTAGCGCTTCCTGGTGCGTTCCTAACCAGAATGCTGCCACGATAAATGGTCGGTACACCGTTGTCCCATCTTCCCTCGTTCCCTTTGCCGCTTCCAGGAATGTAGTGAGCAGTGGGTCATTATTAGTATCAGAAATTTTAGCTAAGTCTTTTGTGATCCGAAGGCTAGCGGAGCTAATCGCAAGACTTTCTTCTACTGTTGAGAGCGCCATAGTACTATGCCTATATTGCTACATCTTTATAGTACTACATTAATATTATTGTACAGTAACAAAGAAGAAGATAATTTGCTAAAAGCAATGCTGGTACTCTAATTGAGGAGATCCAGGCGTTGAGAAGGTAAAGCGCCTAAAATAGAATAGGAAAAGATGCACTTATCCCCCACAGGCTTATTCCTGATGCTGACTCGCTATCTGGATGAAGAGCACAAATTTGTTGTAATTGATGGTGCAGTTGGGGCAAGTGAATCTAACAGGGCTGTACTCTGCATAGTTGACATCTTGGTAATTTGCCCAGTTTACAGTGAACGATAATTCAACAACTGCAAAAACTCCTGTATGGGTGATCCTACTGGATCATTCGGGGTCAATGGGAGAGCCATTTAGAGGAAAAACAGCTCAGGAATTTTCTGGCAGAGCGCGAGTGAGCCAAGCAGAAATTAAGCTGGATGCAGCGAAGGAATCACTTCTTGAGCATCTATCTAGTCTTGGTTCGCCCAGCAGAGTTGTTTTGGTTGAATTTACCTCCAGAGCATCTGTAATTTTTGATGGCTTATCGAATAATCGAGATGAACTTCAACGAGTCCTTGATACTTTAGAACCTGACAACGGAACAGATATCGCCGTAGCCCTTAATACAGCAAGGAGACATATACAGTTAAAAGATATTCCACGATTTAGCGTCCTGGTCATTTCTGATGGATTGTCAAACCTTGAACCAGCAGAGGAAGAGGCACAGCAACTTGCTAGGAATACCGAAATCATTAATGTGATTTTAATCGACCCTACTGATGAAGGTGAGTCAGTAGCACGGGCTATTATTGCCACTACTATTTATGGGACTGTTTCGGCGGTAACTTCTGCTCAAGCACTATCAGACAAGACTGGACAGTACTTACATCCTCCTCTTCCTCCTCCTCTGAAGGCTACTCTTCCTCCTTCTCTGCCTTTTCTGAAGAAGCCTCCTACCACTCGTGTAAATTGGTCTTTTTTATTGTTTCTTATAATAATTGGACTACTTGGAATTGTAGCTTATAGCGTTGTGTCATTAAAATTGATGACTTATCCCAAGAAAGTTGAACCAAATAAAGGCTCTATATTTTATTTAGAAAAAAATTATAATACCTTGTCAATGTGGAATCATTAAATATTTTTTATCTTTTAAAATTGCAATTTGCTAGCCAAATGGTAATCTTGACAGTAGCTATTTGTCTCACGCCTACTGTCGCTTATTGCTTGACCAATAAATCTAGTCGTGCGGCGCGAGTATTAGTTGAAGCCTTCTTGTTTGTAGCTTTAATCTTAAGCTTCAGTGTTTGGGTGTTTGGTATATATATATTAGATTTTTGGGTTATTCCTACTACTATATTGATTTTGCTATCAGAAGTCGGTAGTCATATTGTCGAACATTATAAAATTAGCATAATAGAGCGTTTAGCTAGGGAAATTACATTTAAAAAATTAAAAAATCAAGCTGAAGATATTGAAAAAATGTTCCGGATTGGATTAGCCTTATACATTCCCGTACCAATTAGTCTAATTATTGGAACTATAGTTGGATGGTTTTATAATCAGACACCGAAAGAGACAATTTTATTTTCTTTAAAACTTGTTCTGTTATTGGTATCACTATTTTTACTCATTTTTCTCTATATAGGCTTTGTGCGAATGTGTGATCCTTTATTTCACGACAGCAATGTATCATCACCAAAGCTAGAGAAAGAGCGAAAAGGCTTCATTGGCATGGTACTCAAATTGTACAGGTTGGTAGTACCAGAACAGTTTAAGCAAGATTCAGAAACAGAAGCGATTGAATTAGCCTGTGCCGTTAGTGATTTACGGAAAATATACCTGTATGATGCGATTGATAACTCAATTTCATTGATAGCTTTAGTGACATTTTTGCTCTGGATATTAGGACTTGATATCAAGCTCAAGTGGTTGATAGACAGTTTATTTTTTGCTGTGTTATTTTTTAATTTATTGCCGTATGCGGTTGGACAGGAAGCACTCCATAATAAAATTCTTAAACGGTACAATGGTATAAAAAGAATCAAGCTCCTTAAAAAACTTAGAGAATATTCTCCTCGATTCCTTTTTTTTAGCTTACAATCAACTTCATCCCATTCTTCCATCAATCTATGGAACTTTCTTTTTAATCGAGATTGGAATGGTACACTTAAAGAAATAATCAACATATTAGAAAAAATGGCAGAAAACAACTCCCCCAAGTATGACCTGCGTGATTCCACAATCTACGGCTTTGCTCCAGAAACAAAGGAAAGTCCTCTAGTCAGTGGTCAAAACGTTCAGAATAACGAGATTGTGGGTGCGAAAAATATCTATCAATCTGAGCAAAAACAAAGCCTAGCAGAAGCAGCAGCAGAAATTCAACAGCTCTTAGAACAGCTAGAACAGTCCTACCCTACTGAAACCTTAAGTCAACAAGCAGTAGTAGCAGAAGAAACAATCAAACAAATAGAAGCAGATAAAAATTGGAAAGAAAAGGTAATAAATGCAGCCAAAGCAATGGGTACTGAAGCATTTATGGAAATGATAGACAATCCAGTAGCGAATGTTCTGCGTGCTGGAATAGAAAGCTGGTTAGAAGAGGATTCAGATTAAAAAACGCTATGGCAAAGTCAGGCTTTAAAGCACAGAGTTTTTCTTTACCCAGAAACAAGCGCACTTCAAGTAAAAATCATCTGACTGATTCGATGTTTAGGATCTTCATGATCATTAAACCCATAGCAAACAGCATCCCCAAGGTTAGGGGAGCGACCGAGGCGCTTACGGGTCAAATCTTTCTTCTCAATCTTGATTTTTCCAGTACTCAATTCCTCATACCAAATATTAGCTAAATCTTCGATTACCTCATCCTCATACTCTCCCAATGGCGCTACAGCCACCTCACCTTGTTCAAATGCTTCTCGCATCTTCCAGAAGTCTTCGGCTTTAACGTTGGCGAACTGTACCGGGTCTTTTGCCGCAGTACCCCAATTAACTCCATCAGCCTCAAGGCCCTCCTCAATCAGCATTGCCAAAGTTCCAGCACCCACACCAATCTGGTCTACACTGACTCGACCAGGATATTTTTTCAGAATGTTTGTGGCTAACCCAGCAGCTCTGGCAGTATCGGAGCGATCGCCTAATGTTACCTGCTCTCTAACTATATAGAGTACCGAACCACGCCAGCCAGCCAACCCGTGAGAGTCACCACCATCACCCACATCCAGTCCCCATCGCCACTCATGTCGGTCAGCCTTTTTGTCCCAATACTCTGGGTCAGCATCGTATCTAGCACGAGCAGCAATGAACCACGAACGTGGGATAATTGAAGCTGAGTTATCCTCTGGGAAGATACCCTCAACACGGGACACCCAATAAGCTGACTGCTCACCACGATAGCGCTGCTTTTCAATCCATGAGATAGAAACAGCACCCTTCACGCGGTCGCGAGGTAAAAAATTGAACCAATCTTTTTGGGGAAGAATCGGTTCCTCTTTATCTTCTGTACAAATCAGCGTTGCTATCTCTGGCTTGAGACGATGGATGCCGTTGATATCTTTCTCATACGCCCAACTCACATTAGGGTGACTCCACACAGGGATACGAATATTCGAGGCACGACAGGCTTTAAAGAATGGTGTCGAAGCAGTGGTGGGGTTACCAATTCTGAGTAAGCGGTTGTCAGCACCAGTCACACAAGCTGATGCTCCGTCGTCAATCTCCTGACTAATACCATTGGCTTCATCTTCGATAACCAGTAGTCGCTCAGCGTGAATCCCTTGAAAAGTATCACTTGAGTAATCGTAAGAGCTGAACCCATAGGCATAGGCTGATTGTGACTTCTCAACAAAAAGTTTACCTCGGCGTCCACCTAACTTCTTCTGGTTTAAATCATAGAGAGTGCGGACTTCCTTCCAGAGTAGCTCCTTCACTTGGCGTCCCGTGGGAGCAGTTGAGACACACATTCCCTCAACCGAAAACACCCACCACAACACCAGAATACCTGAGAGGAAAGTTTTACCTACACCATGAGCTGCCTGCACATTAGTCACACTGCGATCGCGTACCGACAGCATTATCTGCTTCTGTTCATCAGTTAGGAACTCCACACCCAGGTACTTAGCGAAGCCGATGGGGTCATTGCTGAATGAGAGTACCGTTACATCAGCTTTGTGGCGACGGGTTAACCTCATCTCGGCATCTCTAAGTTGGCTGACATTTGTCAGAGACTGCCGAGAGCGCATTTTCCTTTTTCCCATCATGATATTTAGTCGGGAATTCTTCCCGTAAATGCTTTGCTCAGCTCAATAGAGAGGGATTCATTACTGCGTTCCATGATATCCAGTATCTGCGGCACAATATCACCGGGAATGATGCCATCGACTATAAGTTCCTTGAGAGCGTTTGCTGTATCACCTCTGTGAGTTTCCAACATATCAGTCAACCGAGCAGTACTCTCAACTAAGTTTTTTACCTCATGGGTACGCATTGGTTCACTATTTTGGGCATTAACCAATATTCTCTGAATTTGCTGTAACAGAGCTTCTGCTATTCGGAGGATTGCTCCATCCAGCTTTGAATAGGTGGACATCAGCTGATCTATCTTCTCGCGATCGCGACGCCTATTTAGCTGAAGCAAAAACTCCTCGTGCCTTTCCTTCCATTTATAGTTGTAAGCCCTTTGATATAACTGTTTACGAGGAACACCATACTTTTCCTCAATAACTTTATAGTCAAGAGGCGATTCACATCGGAGTACCTCCGATTCTATTAGATCCCAGTCATATTTTCTTGGTTGTGGCATTCAACTAAGCGCAATTTTAAGGGTCTCTTCTTAGTTCCTTTGTACTTGTTTTCTGCCTTAAATGAAAAATTTGGCCTATTTATAAGGCTTTTAGGTTACCCGAAGGAACTATGTGATTTTTAATTAATTCTATGAGATAACCCCAGAATTTCACAGTTCACAGATTATATTTTACAGTTCATTTGTTCTGATGCCAATTCTGCCTCCCTCCCTGTCTTTTTCTCCCATCGCTGCATAGTCAGCTCACAGTACTCTGGGATTAGCTCAACACCAAAAACGATGCGGTCACCCAGAGATTCTGCCGCCAGGAATGAACACCCTGACCCGGCGAATGGGTCAAAAATAATATTCCCCGCACTACCGTAGGACTCAAATACCCACCGCGCTAGTGCCTGGGGTTTCTGGTTGGGGTGACATCGCGCCTCGTTACTTTCTTCCCCTTCCTTAATCATCCCATTCCAGGTATGACGGAAGATTCTGACAGCGGAGGTTTGGTTTGTCCATGCCAACTCAGCATCAGCGAATGCTGTTTCCCCGTTCTGCTTATCCCAGACCAACCAGCAGCTGGAGGGAGGCACACCGTAGTGATTCGCCCCCCACCACACTTGCACAGCTGATGGGAACAGACGGTTGCACAGCTCAAATGATGCCAGAGCTGTTTGAGTTGAGTCGTCACCCGCCACCGGTAAGTATGTCTTGGAACTGTACTTAACTTTATTGAAG